GCCCTGCCCCGCACCACTACAAATCTTATCGACTTTATATATCGAACTTCACAATGCTTTTCAACATCGCATCCTCCTTCAACACTGTACGTGACTATTTCTCTGAATTCTACAAACGTAGACAATTTGAATGGAAACAATACAACACCCCGTTCTCTGATCCGACCCTTGCTTACGACCAACTCCGTGACTCTGATGCTCAACGCCACTACGCTGAATATTTCTCACCCGACCGTACCCAACTCAACGCTCACGATGTTAACCAATACATCCAGAACCTTATGAACCGCAACGCTACTAAGAACCGCCCTTTTCAATTCTACGCTCCTATCCTATCCGACAAGCCGCTCCCCGAAAACCGCATCCCCGTTCCTGGAATCGAAGCCCTTCCCTACTATTTCCACCCTGGAAATGTTGTTCGTCCTAACCCCGAAACATCTCGCGAACTACCGCCTGACGAAATCGCCGACGCCCAAGAATCTTACCTCCCCGGTGACATCGACTTTGGTCCTCCAATCGACAATGCTCTCCTTACTTTGATCCTTATCTCCTTCCCTCAATATACAAGAATCATCACTCAATATTGCCGCCCCGCTGGTACTACTGATGCCACATTCCGTGACTTCAACAAACCACAACGCAAAACAGTCCCCCCATCTCCCGACAGAATTTCACGAATTATGCCCCTCATCAATTTCTTCATGAATATTACTCCCTACCTACCTGTCCACTTCGTTGATACTCCTGCATGCAAACTCCCCCTCTCCACAGGCACTGGCTACCACAACCGCCACTCCTACTTCCGAAAAGCCTACTCTCACTATTCACATCCCGCTATTTATGACAAGAAACACACCTCCAAAGGTTATTTCTTTAATGCCACAAAACATGAAAACCGATTCACTATCCACCGAATCAAAGAACATGGATATCCAACAAAACTTCCTCTCGCTGACGACCCCACCGAACAACAACTCGATGACTTTCTCCTCGAAATGCAAGATTTCTTCCTTTCTTACCCAACTATGCTATTTACTCGCAACCACATCTCTGACCGCTCTAAGACCCTTAAAGTCCGCCCCGTCTACGCCGTTGACGAACTCTTCCTTGACATAGAACTCATGCTTACCTTTCCCGCAACTGTACAAGCCCGCAAACCTTCCTGCTGTATAATGTATGGACTTGAAACCATCCGTGGTTCCAACCAATTCATTAACGCTCTCGCTCGCTTATTCCAATCCTTTGCAACTATCGACTGGTCCGGCTACGACCAACACCTTCCTTGGCCCATCATTTATATCTTCTTTATGTATTACCTCCCCTCCCTTATCATTATTTCACATGGTTACGCCCCAACTACTGAATATACTACCTACCCCGATCTCGATCCCTCCAAGATGTTTGACAAAATGTTTAATCTCCTCACGTTCCTTATGAACTGGTATTTTAACATGGTCTTCCTATCTGCTGATGGTTACGCCTATCGACGCCTTCACGCTGGTGTCCCCTCTGGCCTATTCCTCACTCAATTTCTTGATTCTTTTGGTAATTTATTCCTCATCCTCGATGCCCTCATCGAATTTGGCGCAACTGACACAGAAATTAAAGAATTTGTCCTCCTCATCATGGGTGACGATAATTCTATCTTCTGCATCTGGCCCCTCTCACGCCTTGACGCATTTATTTCTTTCCTTGAAACTTACGCACTACTCCGCTGGAACATGACCTTATCTAAAACTAAGTCGCTCATTACTGAACTCCGCAACAAAATCGAAACACTAGGTTACACTTGTAACTTTGGTATGCCCATTCGACCACTTGACAAACTAGTCGCACAACTGATATACCCCGAACATGGCTTCAAGCCACAGTTCATGTCCGCCCGAGCAATCGGTATCGCCTACGCCTCCTGCGCAATGGACGACACCTTCCTCTCCTTCTGCGAACACATCTACAACATGTACCTTCCTGTTGCTGATACCTCCCCTGAAACAATCCGCACGACACGTGTCTGGCTGCTTAAACTCCTCGAACTCGAAGAGTCTTCCGCACTCATTCCCCTCACGTTCTTTCCGACTGCATCTCAGATCCGCTCTCTTCTATCTTATTATCAC